GGTAGGGTTAAATCAAGTAACGAAATAATTGATATAGCCACCACAATAGAGAGATTACGATAATGGCAATTGAACGCAGAATCACAGCAAGTGAATTAGACTTTGATCAAATAAAAGCAAATCTAGTTTCATATATGAAAGCAACTGATACAACCTTTAATGATTATAATTATGAAGGCTCAGCAATGAGTACTATTATTGATGTATTAAGTTATGTAACACATATAAATTCAATGAATGCAAACTTTGCTTTAAACGAAACATTCCTTGACACGTCTCAATTACGAGCTTCTGTAGTATCTCATGCCAAACTATTAGGTTATACTCCAAGATCTATTGCGCCTTCAACTGCTGTTGTAAATGTTAAAATGAATTATAACGCAGCTGATACACCTTTATGGAATCATGATGGAAGTAATAACCCACTTCCTTTAAGTATGTCAAGAGGTACAAAATTTCAAACACAAATTGATGGTATAACATATCCTATGTTTTCTTCATCTACTGCTACAATTAATTTTGATGCTACTAACGGTTGGCTATTTTCAAATGTTGGAATTGAACAAGGAACATTAGCAGAAATAACATATACATATCAAAATAATGTATATGAACAATATTTAATTCCTGTTACAAACGTAAATACAAAATCAATTAAAGTTACAGTAATAGATTCTAGTTCTTCAAGTGCATCAAAGGTTTATACCTTGAATACTAATGTAGTAAATCTAAATGGTTCAAGTGAAGTATTCTTTTTAGAAGAAGGTAGAGATTCTTATTATGAAATTAAATTTGGTGATAATATTGTTGGTAAGAGACCTGGAAATGGCAATACTATTAAAATAGAATACGCTACAATCACATCTGGTGCTAATATAAATGGTGCTTCAGTATTTACTATGACTGATTCATTAAATGGTAATAGCAATGAAACTATTACACTTGTAAGTAAGGCTACTGGTGGAGCTGCAAGAGAAACTAAAGAAGCTATTAAATTTAATGCTCCTCTTGCGCACGTATCACAAAATAGAGCTGTAACACCAGATGATTATAAAGCCATTATTAAAAACGAATTTGCTGATATTGAAGCTGTTGCAGTATGGGGTGGAGAAGACCATGACATACCAGATTATGGTAAGGTTTATATAAGTATTAAGCCATTATCAGCTGAAGTGTTAACAGATGAGCAAAAAGAAACAATTAAAACAAACATTCTTAAGCCAAAAAACGTTGTAAGTATCACTCCTGTTCTTGTCGACCCAGAATACACCTACATAGACCTTGAAGTCTACTTTAAATATAATCCTAACTTAGCTACAGTTACAGCGTCTGGTCTTGCAACCTCAGTACGGAATACGCTTGTGACATATAATAATGATACTTTAAAGAGTTTTGGTGGAGTATATAGAGACTCAAATGTTCTTAAAAAGATTGATGATACCAACATTGCTATACTATCTAACATTACTCGTATTAAAATGTCTAAAAAGATTACACCAGTACTTAGTACAGCAACTAAATATACACTTAAATTTAATCAAGCACTAACCGATATAGATGCTACTACAGGAACTACAGGTTCTTATTTGACATCAACTTTATTTACATTTAATAGTGTTGACTGTAAACTTAAAGACTTTTATGATACCTCAAGTGATACACGAATTATTCAAATAGTTGATTCAAATAACTTAGTACAATCAACAAATATTGGTGATGTGAATGAAGAGGATGGAACAGTTACTCTTACATCATTTAGTCCAACTGCATTACCTACTGGGCAAACTACAATCGATGTTACGGTTAAGCCTGCATCATCTGATGTATCACCTACAAGAAATGAACTACTAACAATTAATACTTCGACAGCAAGTATAACAGGAGAAATAGATACTATGGCTACTGGCGGTACTACTGCTGGTATCGATTATACTACGGTGAATAACTAATGGCATCAATTGGTAAATATAATATATCGTCATATATAGATGACTTAATACCTGACCACGTAGAGTCTGCTTATCCAGACCTTGTTGAATTTCTTAAAATATATGCTTTATATTTAGAACGTGAAAATAATTCTGGATTTTATCTTAATGCACTTGATATACAAAGAGATATTGACTTTGTAGAAGCTAATCTTCTTACAGAACTCCAAAACGAAATTGGGGTTGCAGTGCCAAGAGACTTTGCTACTGACCCAAGAATGTTCTATAAGAGACTTGTTGAGTTTTATATAAGTAGAGGTACACCAGAATCTATTACATCATTCTTTAGAATGATATATGATGATGATGTTGAAACATATTTTCCATTTACAGATGTATTAATTCCATCTGATGGTACTTGGACAGACCAAGCAGCTGACATTCAAATAAATCATACTGCATATACACCAGCAAATACATTTACAATATCTGGAACACCAACAGTAGTTAGTGGAAATAATGATGATGGCCAGGCAGCATTGTTTGATGACGATGTGGTATTTGTCAATAATGTATATAAGATTCCAGGTACAGACTATGATGAAGCAGTATATTCAGATACAACAACAAAATATAAATTAACATTTACAAGTGCATTATCAAATGGTGATGTGGTTAAGACATACGCTAAAGGTTTGTTTAGTACTAAGAATGGTTTCTTATCATATCTTGGAACTTATACGCCTAATTATGTACAAGACTCTTATTATTACCAAAAGTTTTCATATGTATTAAGAACTGGTAAAAATGTAGCTGATTGGAAGAATGCATTTACAAGATTGATTCATCCAGCAGGATTTAAATTCTTTGGTGAAATTGTAATATACATTGCACTACTCGATCAAGGAAATACTAAAGCACAATATGGTTGGTTACCATTTCTTGGTAAGATACAGCTCACTTTAGGTGCACATCAGGTTGGACCAGTAAGTTTCAATAGTCACATATTAGAGAAATCATATACTCATTTTGTAAATGGTAGTTCAGAATTTAAGAAAATAGGTATGTGGAACCATTGGGACAACATGAAATTTAGATATTTAGGTCCAAATTCAGATTTTGCTCAATACACAGTGCAAGATAGTATAAATAACAATATAAGAATACAATTCGGAGTGGGTGGTGGTGAAACTACTCCATCAAGCAACAGGAGTTCACTTTATGTACATACTCCATAACATAAAATAATAAAGGAAAAGACATGGCAGCAATAATCACAAGCAAATTTAGATTGGATTCAACGAATAAGTTCGTTGAAAGTCTTAGTGATAATCAATTCTATATGGCACTGGGAAGGCCTAATGCATGGACTGATGATACAGTACCAACAACCCCATATGAAAATGACTACACATCACATACTTTATGGGAAAACATGTTCGCCATGAAGAAGATAAATGTTGCTGACATTGTTCATAGTTCACCAAGAAACCTATGGGTTTCTGGTACTACATATATAGAATATGATGATCAAGACACAAACATAGAAAATAAAATATATTTTGTTATTTCAGATAATAACAATGTGTATTTATGTTTAAGAGCAGGGTCAGGGGCAAGCACATATAACCCAGACACTATAGGAGTTCAAACATCAGGTGTCATTGGTACTACAACTGCTAATGATGGTTACATATGGAAATTTATGTACACAATCCCAACAACTGATGTAACTAAATTCTTAACATCATCATTTATTCCAACAAGAAAAATTTATGAAGCACCAGTAGTAGGTGCTGATGCAGGATTAGTTGCTCAATGGGCTGTTCAAACTAATGCAATTGACGGAGCCATATATAACCTTAAGATAACTACTGTGGGAACTGGATATACATCAGCTCCAACATTAACTATTGCAGGTGACGGCGCAAGTGCTGCAGCTACATGCACAGTATCTGGTGGAGCTATTACAAGTGTTACAATGACTAACGTTGGCACAGGATATACCCACGCTACTGTTACAGTAACAGGTGGTTCAGGTTCAAATGGTGCAATAAGACCAGTTATAGGCCCAGTCGGTGGTTATGGTTTTGACGCAACTAATGACTTACGTTCACATTACATAACTATCAACAGTACATTCACAGGCGATGAGTCAGGTAGTATTCCTGATTCAAATGATTTTAGACAAATAGCAGTTGTTAAAAATCCAATTGAAAAAGCAAATGAAACAGCAACTCTTTCAGCAGCAAATTCAATGGTAGTTGGTAACTTCTATAAGATTTTAACAATGGGTACATCTACTGATGCACATTTCACAACGGCAGGTTCAACAAGTGGTAATCCAGTTGTTGGAGAGATATTTAAAGCTATCGCTACAACATCATCTGGTTCAGCTACTATTGCTCAGGTTGCAGAAGCTAATGCATATAATACATGTAAGAGCTTAACAATACCTGCTTCATTAGGTAGTACATACGTGGCTGACTTTGCTTTCGAAGGTCATACAAGTGGTACAGTTGGTGCTAAAGGTATATGTGTAGAATATAATAACGCTAGTGGTGTATTACATTATATACAAAATGAATCTACAGGGTTTGGAACATTTACTACATCTCATTTTACTCGCGCAACAGGTGCATCTTCTGCAGGTGATGATATCACAGCAGTAGGAGTACCTTTAATTAATCATAATTCAGGTGATGTAATGTTTGTGGAGAATAGAACAGCAACCACGAGAGCAGCAGGTCAAGTAGAGACAGTAAGATTAGTAATCGCATTTTAATAGGAAAGAAACATGGC